GACAAAGCGGGCATCCTATCTATGCTTCGACAAGGTGCTGGTCTTACCACCCTTCAGGGGCTTTTTGATCAACTTGACCGCTCTCAAAAGCTATTAGGTAGCATCATGATGGAGGTCATCCAGGCTAACTTTATGCCAGGTAAGATCAAGCGCATCATCGAAGAAGAGCCTACCTCTCAGTTCTATAACAAGGCTTTTGGTAAATACGATGCGGCTGTTGAAGAAGGTCTTAACACAACGACGCAACGTCAGATGCAGTTCACGCAATTGCTTCAGCTTAAAGAAGTAGGCATTCCTATTCCTGATGATGTCTTATTGGAGAGCTGTACAGTTCAAGATAAAAACAAACTACTCGACTCAATTAAAGCCGCTCGCCAAGCCCAAGAACAGGCCCAACAGGCTCAACTTGAAGCTGAGATTAAAGAGTCGGCAGCTCGTGCTGAACTTGCCCAATCTCGTGCAATGGCAGATCAAGGATTAGGTATCGAACGCTTAAGTAGGGTAAAAGAGAACCAAGCGCTTGCTGACGAACGTGTTGCGCAGGCTGAAAAAGACAAAGATGAAGGCACGCTCAACCTTATTAAAGCGTTAAAAGAGATTGAGGGTATGGATATAGCACACATAGAGAAGCTTTTGTCCTTAGTGAATCTGGTAAAACAGGCGGACAATCCACCACAAACCGCTCCTTTATCTCAGCCAAAAGCAGCACCTAAACCTAAGCGTACTCCACTCAAATCGGTAAAGGCATCAGCATGAGAATTTACTTTCTGCTCGCTCTTTTTGCTCTTTTTTTATTGAACAACTGTGGCAGAACACCGGAAGTCGTTCCGGCTGAGCTTCAAGCAACCATTGATCCTATGGACCTCGTGCAAACCAGATCCACTTCGTCGTTAGAAGAAGTAACGCATGAATGTAATGCTGTTTATTTATAGGAAGATCATGAAAAAGATTAAGAAATTTAAACAGAAGTATGAGAAAGAAGAACGACGTCATGATAAGGCGTATGAAAAAGAAAATAAGATACACGAAGGGCGCCACCGTAAAGAGATAGATCGTGCAATAGATCTGGGGCGTACGAGCAAGAAAAGAAAATAGTTCCCGCTCATCCACAGGTGGTCTGTGGGGGGTAGTTAGGGGGTTAACCCGGTTCGCTGGAAGGTGGGCCGTTTCTACTCATCCGCCTACGCTGAGGTTAGCTACGGCGGACAGGAAGGAGCCAATATGGCAAAGAAGTTTTACGGTAGTTATGAGGGTATTGATGAGCGCAGACGCCAAGAGGCATCTGATGCTGCAATGATGGGATCTGCTCGTGGTCATGCCAATATGCCTCAAGAAGTCATTATGAAAGATTACCCTAAAGTTGGATCATCTATGCCTGAAAACCTTGATGACACAATGAAGGGCATTGATAAGCAGATTAAAGCTGATAGCAGCAAACATAAAACGTCAGGTGATGCAGGGAAGTACTAATGCCAGTAATGCCACGTACATCTAAAAAGCTTCAACGCATTGTTGATCGTATCCAGGGCAAGACGAAAAAGAAGGGTTCTCAGGAACCTAAAACAGAAACTGAAAAACGTATTGCCTACGAAGAAACTTCACGGATACGATAAAAATACCTCGTCGTAACAACCCCCAGACACCAACTGTACGGGTGATCTGGGGGACTTTATAGAGGAGTTGGTAATGGAAAAAGTTAAGCCAGAAGCGCCAAAAGTAGGGAATAAGCCATGTCAGAAATAAGCATAAATCCCGCACATATGGGCTTGCCTGAAAAGGCACTTTCAACATTAAGTGAGCAGCTTAAGAAATACATACCACTTGAATGGATAGTTGAGTCGGTTGTCACTGACCTTAAAGAATCCGATAAGGGTTACTTTAAAGGTAGCTGCCCGCTCTGCCATAAAAGTAATTTCACCGTCTCGAGTAAGCATAATCTTTATTACTGCTTTGACTGTCATGAGAATGGTGACATCGTTTCATTTATCGCACGGATTAAGGACATGTCACAGATAGAAGCGCTCTCATATCTTTATCAGCTTTATGGGACAACGATTATGAATGCTATCGAGCGTAAGATCGAGGTGCCAGAATAAAACAGGAGGGTTGAGGGGGTAATGAAAAAAACTAGGGACACGGTTGGGAAGATCTCTCAGGATCTTTTAGGGAAGACGCCTGATACCAGAAGCCCAATCGAACTTCAAAAGGTAATGACCGAAAATTACCTTAAAGAACTTATCGAGTGTTATAACCAGGCCCGGCATTTCTATGCCGAAGATTTCTTTATCGTTGTTCTGACGAAAAAAGAAAAACTAATGCCTAATGTTTTACGTAACTATTTCTTTGCACGGGCGACCTGCCCGACACCGGACTACGATCAAGCCGTCTATCGCTATAACGCGAAGCACGACGATATTGAATTTATATGGGTAGTCCCATCTAAATGGACCTGTTTGTATTTATTGGAACATCACAACGAGGTAGCTAACGAAGAATTAGGACTTCTTCAGTTGGTGGTCAAGTTCGCCAATGGCGACCTCTATAAGTTGTCGAAAAAATTTAATGGTGAGAAGGACGATTCGTCTGAACTAATTTCCTAGGGGTGGGATCATGTTAGAAGAAGAGAAAGCTCAAGTAGTAGGTGAAGTTTCTGCTGAAAATCCATCACCTGAAACTCAACCGGCGCCCGAAGCGCCAGCACAACAACCAGTTACACCGCCAGCCGAAACACAGGCTGACCGGAATTTTAGAGCGTTAGTTGAAAAAACTAAACGCCTCGAACGCGAACGCGATGAGGCACTTCGCCTCGCGCAAGCTCAACAAGCACAACCAAAGCAAGAGCAAGACTTCGAGTTCTCCAAAGCCGACGATGAACTCGTCGAAGCTAAGGATGTTAAGGCTATTATTCGCGAATTTAAAGCGGTTAAAGAAGAGCTTAAAAAACACAAACAAATTTCAACTGAGATGACCGAAGAGGCGATGATTAAGGCGCAGTATCCAGATTACGATAAAGTTGTAACTCAGGAGAATATTGAGGCCTTGCGCGAGAAGGACCCCGATTTATTTGAAACGCTACGTTCTTCGACCTCTTTTAAGGCTAAAGCGGTCTCGGTATATAAACTTATTAAGGGTAATGGGCTTTATACTGAGGATACGTTTTCAGCTGAGCGTGAACTTGCCCAACGTAATGCGGCTAAGCCTAAACCGTTGGCGTCGATGTCACCTCAGCAGGGCGATAGTCCGTTGTCTCGGGCTAATGCTTTTGCTAATGGCCTGACGCCTGAGTTAAGGCTACAGCTGATTAAGGAAATGGAAGAGGCTCGTAAGAACCGTTAGGGATGTAGTGGATAATGAATCTTGGCAGATGATAAAAAACTTTCTTCTTACCATTGTTCTTGGTGGTTTTTTAATGGCCATTATTATGGTTTTATGGGCGCTCTTAACCCTTGATGCCACTGTTGAGCAGCACCTGCATCATCTTGCAAAGCTCAGGGGATTTTAAAGTAAAGGTTGTTATCGAGTAATTTTACGAGTTAGGGTGAGTAAATTATTTTTTGGGGGGGATATTATGGCTACAGGAGTAATATCGAAAAACGATCTTGAACTTTCGCTTAAAGAGGCTGCATTTGCCATACTTAAGGAACTTGCGGCTCACCAAGTTAAGGGTGCTGATCTTATGATGAAGGCACTTCAAGCTGGTGAAGAGATGGCCGAAGATATTAATCAGTGGACTACAATACTTAAGGAGCTTCTCTTGCTTTTACAACCACTTTTAGAAAAAGCGCGTGAATGGCTCAATGATGCCTATCAACATTTAAAAGCTATTTATGAGTGGGCGGTGCAGATGTACCATAAACTTTTCGACTAAAGATCTACCATTAACGGACCTTGTGCTTCCTTTCGCGAGCGGTGGTTTTTTCTCCTTTTTACCACCGCTTTTTTTATTGCTTACTTTCTTGCACTTTGTTGTTCTTGAAGAATTTATGCCCCTATAGTCGTGATGAGCGTTAAGGGAAGTCGCTCGACCCGCGTTACGAGGTAGTCGCGCACCTCTTGGCATATTTGAGAGCCCTGCCACCTCTCGCGTTACGGAGAATTCGCACGCTCCACGACGTTAAATTTCACTAAGCCTCGTCACCTTAGGTATTTGTGTAATTGTTATAGGGGGGCAATCACAATGCCTATAACTACTACGACAACTTTACCTGCTCCAGTGCAGCAAAGCTTTAGCTATAAGCTGCTTTCGGTGCCGGTACCCAATATGATCCACAAGATTCCTGCAATGCTTAAGACCATGCCTAAAAACGGCGGTCGTACATTGCGTATGCGTCGTTACAACCCTTTAGCCACCGCTATGGTTCCATTGGGAAACACGGGTGTTACACCCCCATCCCAACCACTTACCGCAGTGGATATTGATGCCACAATCAGTTTCTACGGTAAATGTGCCGTAGCAGTTTATCTGGCCTGACATACGTACAGATAAACGAGCAGGTTAAGAAGAATAGGTCTTTGAAATTTCTTGAGATATGTAGGCGAAATAGCCTGCTTTAAATCTTCTCTGATAGACTTGGAAGCCGAAGTGGTATTTAACTAACCGGTGACAAGGGACAAGATTATGGAATGGATAAAATTTTCAAAAAGATATCCAGAAAAAGCAACTGAGATACTTTTTTGTGATGAAAATGTTACTGTAGCAGCTTTTTTCAATAAAAACGGGATGCTTTTTTCTCAATCTTATTATTGCAATAATCCAGGTTGCGAATGGACATATGATGACTGTAATTGTCCACTCGTAATATCCCCTAATTCTTTTTGGATGCCCATACCTGATCAGCCTGAACGACTAAGCGAGAAGACCTCAAAAGAGGATGCGATAGTCTGAACTCTACACGATAAGGTAGAGAGGTGAATCCGAAGAGGTTTACCCGCCCGAAGGGGTCATAAAAGTAACAGTTTGTACACTACAATCTCAAGATCCCGTCTTGAACGAATGCGCTGCTCGTCTTGGTGTATCACTTCGTCAAACAGAAGATCAGTTAACACGTGACATGCTGGCTTCAACAGCATCCATTATTAACTGCGTCGCTGGTGTTAACGGTGACACGCCAACAGAAATTACTCGTGCTGACGTTGATGAAGTCGTAAGAACACTTCTCAACAACAATGCGTATACCGTTCTGGATAACATTGAAGGTCAGGACAAGTTCGGTACAGCACCAGTTCGTGATGCATACTTTGCACTCTGCTCGAGCAACCTTACCGGTAACCTTGATGCGGTCCAAGGGTTTATTCATAAGAATAACTACCCTCAAACAGGCGGTCTTCGTTCAGAATGGGGTTCCATTGGAAACCTTCGTTTCTTGGTATCGTCCATCGGTTCAGTAACACCTGTTGGTTCAATGCTTGGTGCTAACGTTTACAACATCTTCTGTGTTGGTATGGAAGCCTATGCATGTATTGAACAGGACGGCTATTCAGCGCAATTCATCTATCGTCCACCAATATACGATGGACCATTAGCTCTGAATGCAAGCGTTGGTTATAAGTTCGCGGAAGTCCCACGTATCACCAACGATCTGTGGGTACTCAACCTTCGCGCAACCCTCGCTTAACGGAAGGAGCTAACTCATGTCAGATAACACAATAATTCAGCAAGGTACTTTCGTTGCCACGGGTAACGATGTCATTCTTCCTCTTCGTAACGACGTCGATTGGGTCAAAGTATATAACTTGACCAATATCGCTGCCGCTACACAATGGGCTGGTTTGGACTTCTACTGGCAACGTGGTATGGCTCAAGACGATGCCATTACCAGTTACCACGCAGCAGCCACACAGGCAGTATCTCTTTCTACCTGCGCCACTGGTTACAACGGTGCGGTATATAGAGGTATTAGCTTGCTGGACTCAAGCGATCAAACACTCGGTCCTGCCATCGCAGTTACTAACGTCACGGCTGCTAACCCTCCATTGGCATTAACAGCTAATACCGCTAACGTTATTGCTAATAGCACCATTATTCGTCTGTATAGCTTGGCAACAGGTCAACAGATGAGTTCTATGGACTTTAGTGTTGGCGCAGTCGTTGCTAATACCAGCATGGCTCTTGCTCATATGCCTCAGCCTCTTGCTGGTGGCGCTGGTTTCTATCGTATCGTTAACTACAACCCACTGTACTATCCACGTCGTCGTTGGATTACCGGTATTACCAATGCTGCTCAAGCAGTTATTCGTACATCAGTAACCCATGACTTCCATGTGGGTGAACAAGTTCGTTTCATTGTTCCTGCTGCTTTCGGCATGACACAAATGAACGGACTCACCGGTACGGTTGTAGCGCGTAACGTTATCGGTACAACCGGAAACAACACGTTAACAGTCGATATTGATTCAACAGCATTTACTGCATTTGCATTCCCATTGGCAGCAGCCGCTCCATTTACGTATGCATATGTCGTACCTGTTGGTGAAAACACTGGTGCTGCACTGACACTTGGTACCAACATTCTTGATGACGCTACGGTTAACACAGGCTTCCTTGGTATTCGCCTTGGCACGGATAACGTGACTGCGGCTATTGCTCTTGGATCAGCCGGCGGAACAGCCAACGACGTTATCAGATGGATTGCTGGTAAATCATTTGCTCATAACGTAGTTCCTTTGTAACGAACTAAATCATGAGGGGGTATAAAAGCCCCCTCATAAACCTTAGGGGGTGTGTAATGGCAAATTTAGAGAAACCAAAAGAAAACATTAAGCGCAACGCAAATTATATGCGCGATAAAGACCGTGAAATGGTTAAGGGTATTTTCCGTTTTTATGAAGTACCCGGTGGTTATATGAGCTTTGTATTCAAGTTTTATAAAGGTGACCAAGTAGAACGCTATGACCTGTGGGATGGGAAGATGTATACCCTGCCACTTGGCGTAGCTCGTCACCTTAATAAGAACGGTTGGTATCCGGTCCATGAGTACATTAAAGACGAGGATGGCAAAGCGCAGATGAAGATCGGCCAAAAAGTCCGCCGCTTCGGCTTCCAGTCGCTCGAGTTCGTTGATGTTGAAGACCTAGCAATCGACGATAAGCAAATTATTACGGTTGAACACATTGAAAACGACAAGGTGCTCAAATGACCATTGTACCTATTGTCATCGCCTTAAACCTTGTGATAACGACACCACAAGAGGGCCAAGATAACGAGTTCATTATGGATAACGATACGCCACCAGTGGTTATTGTCGTTAATAACCAGGAACAGGCTGATGAGCTCGAGACGGCTCTCAGCTCTGTCGACTAAGAAAATAAGCTCAGGGATGTAAGGGAACCATCCCTGAGTACAGACATTTTGGGGGGATACTATGTCAGATGCGACACTATCGACGCTTACCGAGATAAGAACACTGGTACGAAGGCTAACACGAAGTCCATCATCAGCCCAGATATCAGATGCTGATATCGATAAGTACGTAAATACCTTTATTCTTTATGACTTTCCTGAGGAACTTAAGCTCTTCTCCCTGAGAAGGGTGTTTTCGTTTTATACGAGTCCTTATATAGATACGTATTCAACAGTGTCGCTACCGCTTACTGATCCTATGTGGAACTTTAAGAATAGCGTTGTCGCTATCTATAAACCGGTCTATATAGCCGGATACCCCACACTCTTTACTGAATCTCGTGAGCAGTTTTATGGCATCTATCCCGCCGTTAATGCGATGCGTCAGATAGCTACGGGCGATGGTGTAACGACCAACTTTACCGGTACGCTTTCTACGTATGGGTTCTCGTTACCTATACTTCGTGGCAACGTTCTTTTCGACTCTATAGATATTAATAACAATGGCCTTTCACTTATTGATGTCCCTGTTGCAGGATCGTCAGTCGGTAATATAAAAGATGCTTCAACGGGTGTGGTTGTTGGCACCGTTAACTACGTTACGGGTGCTTATAATATTACCTTTTTGGTAGCCCCTCTTGCTGATGCTGCTATTAATTGCCAAGCAGTGCCTTACGTTGCCGCTCGCCCTCAAGCCATTCTTTACTTTAATGATGAATTTAAAGTACGTCCCGTCCCCGATCAGCCCTATCGCGTTGATCTGGAATGCTACGTACGACCAACAGAGTTGCTCGTAGCCGGACAAGTTCCTGATATCAGTGAATGGTGGCAGTACATAGCCTACGGTGCAGCTAAGAAGGTATTTGAGGGCCGTATGGATATGGAATCCATCGAGATGATCATGCCCGAATTTAAGCACCAGGCGTCATTGGTCCGTGCACGAACGATTAACAATATGTCCAATGAACGTACGGCGACCATCTATACCGAACAGGTTGATGTTGGTTCAGGTCTGTATGGCTTTGGTGGTATCAACGTTTAAGGAGAAAAGATGGCATATAATGCAAATATTCCACAACCAGCAGATAAACTTTCAACATCGCAACCGCAGATATTACAGAACTTTCAAGCGATTGATACCTATACACAAGTAGATCACGTCGCGCTCAATGCAGCTAACCAGGGTAAGCATAAGACGGCAACGTTTCCAACGGCTGCCGCACCTGCAGCTGCCGGAGCCGCAGAAGTTGGTATCTATTCTGCCAACGGCCCTACGTCAGGTGTTCCAGAACTTTTTGTTAATAAAACAGCAAAACAGGTCCCCTTTACTGAGTCCTTAAATGCAGCAACAGGATGGACATGGTTACCTTCAGGAATACAAATCATGTGGGGTACCGGCGTAGCGCATACACCCGTAGTGTTTCCCGGAGGTGGTTTTTCAACCGCTGCTTTTTCGGTAAACGTTACGATTAATGATGCTGCTGCCAACATGCACTTTATAGAGGTAGTAGCAGGAACTCTTAATGCCGTAGGTTTTGATACACGTGCTTACACAAGAAATGGCAACGCTGGTACGCCGGCATTTTATTATATCGCCATAGGATACTAATATGGCTTACGATCGGTTCTTAATTGCCCCTATTAACTCCGGTCTAGAGACCGCTGAAAAACCGTGGTTAATCCCTGATGACGCGTTCGCTAACCTCGAAAACGCTTATATTTATAGGGGGAGAGTACGTAAACGTTTTGGATCGGTGTATACCGGATCAGGGGCAGCGATATATGATAAATATTCACGTTCCCAACCGGCTATTGATCTTGCCTATCTTGGTGCAGGTGTAGGTATAACCGATGCAGCGGGTAATGCTACGGCTGTCTTACCTAATAAAGTTCCCGGAAGTCTTTTTAAAGTTGGACAGCATTTTTCCATAGGAGCTTATGGCTATAATGTTGTTCAAATAGGTGCTCCTGCAGCCATGATTTCAACAAAAGTTGGTTCAACAGCAACTTTTAATACAACAACGGGTGAATACACCTTTACGAACGCTGAGCCGCTTAAGCATATTTTCTTTTATCCTGCAGAGCCCATTATGGGCCTTACGCTTTATGAGCAGGAGGCCATAATTGATCATGATGCCTACGCGTTTGATACACAATTCGTTTATAAGTTTTCATTCGCTAATCAATGGCTTTCGCCAAACGCAGCTCAGATATGGCATGGAAACAATTCGCAGTTCTTTTGGTCGACTAACTGGACAGGCGCTAATACATCCGAAATAAGACTCTTTGTATCTAACTATAACGCTACCATTAACGCGGCTCCTGGAGCTAACGATGATCCTATTTATTCTTATGATGGGACAACGTGGGCTGCATTTAAACCAAAATTCAAAACAGCTGGTACGGGAAATGTCGTTCAAACAGCCCGGATAATATTGCCTTTCAAGGATCGCCTTCTTCTCCTTAATACCGTTGAATCTAACGAAGCTAATAACTTTAATTATCACTATGCTCAACGCTGTCGATATTCTCATAACGGTGTACCCTTCCCAGCTGCGCCGACAAATCTTGGACCTACCGTTGCAGGCGTATTAGCAGGTAACGTAGGTGCCCCTTCTTATGGATTACCATGGCAAACTGGCGTCTTTTTCTCTATTGGTAACTACGTATACACTGTCGTAAACCCTACTCCTGGTGTTCAGACCATGACCACAACAGGACCAACCGGTGGTGGTATTGTTTATACCTTTGATGTAGCAACGGGTGCTTTTAACTTTACGGGTGCCCCAGCGGGCAACGTTTATTTCTATCCGACGGGTTCAAGCCCTTGGCTGGAAAATAATCAACCTGGTTGGGATGGTGCTGGTTGGATCGATGCTACAACTGACGAAGAGATCATCGGTGCTGAATTCATCAAAGACCGTCTTATTGTCTACTTCGAAAACAGTACCTGGGAACTTGCCTATACGGGTAACCAAGTACAACCGTTTGTATGGCAGAAACTTAATACAGAATTAGGGGCAGTATCAACGTTTTCCCTGATTCCCTTCGATAAAATGGTACTCGGCATAGGCATCAACGGTGTCCATGCCTGTAACGGTGCTAACGTTGAGCGTATAGATAATAAAATACCGCTTAAGATATATGATCTTCGGCGTGATAACGAAGGTGTTAAACGGGTTCATGGCATACGCGATTATGCTACTGAATGTGTTTACTGGACGTTCCCTGATACTTCTGCGATGGAATCATCTAACACTTATCCTAATAAAGTCATGCTCTATAACTATTCAAACGATACCTGGGCGTTCAATGACGATACCTTTACCTGCTTTGGCTATTTCGAGACAACTTCAGATCGTATTTGGATGGAGATTGGTGAGGAATGGGGTTCAATAGATTATACCTGGGTGAGCGGTATCGTTCAGGCAGGTAGTCGACAAATTATTGCTGGTACTCCAGGGGGCGCTATTCTTCAACTTGACCCTGATAGATCGGAAAATGCCTCTTCTATTCGTCTGACTAACATTATCCAGGTTGGCGATCTTTCAACACTCACGCTTGTTAATCACACGCTTCAAGATGGCGACTATATAATGCTGGAAGCTGCGGGCGTGAATGTTGGCGGAGTTGCTGTTCAGTCATTAATACTTAATGGACATCCTGTACCGGTGACTATAGTTGATGCTAATACGGTGACAACTCTAGACCTTGGTCCAATGGAAGGTCCCTATGTGGGTGGTGGTAAAGCAATACGTGTGTCGCGTATCGACATACTTACTAAGCAACTTAATCCTTATAACAAACAAGGTAAGAATGTTTACCTAGCTAAGGTAGATTTCTGCGTAGAAAGTACCGATAGCGGTGCGATAGTTGCTGATTATGCACCATCATCTTCTAACCTTTACATGATATCCCAAGCAGCTGCTTCAGGGGCTATTTTGGGTACTAATATTCTCGAGATGTATCCGTATCCGGGGACTATAGAAATATATCAAGATCAGTTATGGCACCCTGTCTACTTCCAGACTGAAGGAAGCGGCATTCAACTGCATCTAACGTTATCTGATGGTCAAATGCATGATAAAAACGTCGCTACATCTGATTTTCAGCTTGAAGGCATGGTGTTATACACGCAACCAGTTGGTAGATTGGCATAACGATGGCAAGTAGCGCAGGTAACTTTATACCAACAACGCAGGTCTGGGATGTCTCGGCTATCAGGAACATCGACGTCACTAAGCCAGAGTTTAAAGAACTCTTAGTTCGTATGTACCAGAACCTTAATACCATGACGTTAACGCTTAATAATAAAGAGTCGTCTTTTTACGACGTCCAAGAGACGGTAAAAGGACAATCTTTTTTTGCGAGCCAAGCTACCTCAAATACAACAACTTCTCGTCCTGAAGGACGCCAGGTATTTAATAAGGTTATTAACTTTGGTGCATTACCCAATACAGCAACTAAGACGATAGCTCATGGTATTGATATTAAACGGGGGTTCATATTTACCCGCATCTATGGAACGGCTACGATGCAGGCAACGGCAACTCCTTCTAACTTTAGTGCTATACCCTTACCTTATTCGACACCTGTTCTTGCGGACAATATTGCGTTGTATGTTGATGCTACAACGGTAGGTATAACTACCGGCGCTGACTGGAGCGCGTGGACAACGACCTATATAGTTTTGGAATATTTAAAGGCTTAGGAGAAAACGATGTATGGTGAAATGCAATTAGGACCTAACTCACCGATAGCTGCACAGCCCCAACGACAGTTATGGGGTATGCCGCAGCAACAGATGCAGCCACAAAAACGTGGCGGATTTATGAGCGGGCTTAGCGACTTTTTCCTGGGTTCTCCTGGACGTACTGAGCAATTTCAAAACTATACGCCTCAACAACAAATGGCGCTCAACCAAATGCTCATGCAGGGAATGGGCGGACTCGATACCGGAGTCTTAGAACAACAGGCACGACAAGGATTCGCTCAGACCACCGTTCCTTCTATCGCTGAACGATTCACCTCAATGGGATCTGGAGGAGGCCAGCGGTCATCTGCGTTCGCGGGAGCACTAGGTAGCGCAGGAGCGGGACTTGAGGGTTCATTAGCCGGTCTACGCCAAGGCCGCCTTATGCAAATGCTTCAGATGGGGTTAACGCCACAGTTTGAGAATGCGTACGTACCAAGTTCTCAGGGATTTTTAGGTTCAATTTTGCCTGGTCTCAGCCAAGGTGCTGGACAAGCTGGTGGATTAGCGGCAATGGCTAAATTTGGAATGATTTAGGAGAAAATATGCCACAAATTATAAATGATCCTGGTAGAGCCGCAGGACTAGGCTCAGCTATAGGCCAAGGATTTGGATCTGGGGTAAGTAGCATACTCCAGGCAGTAACGCAGAATAAGCTTAATCAGATGCTTGCTGAACGTAACTTAGAGGCGCAGCGATCACGTATAGCTTCTGCCCTTGAATCAGCGGGTAGGCAACCTCAATACGCGTCATTACTTTCCATGATGGATCCCAAAGAACAGGGACGTTTTTTAGGCACGATACCAGCAATACAACCTGCTCAACAACCATCAGCTATACAGCAAGTACGCGGATTGCAGCCGCAGCAACCAATGACTAAGCCCTTGGAACAATTTAATCAAAATCCTGTTCAGCAGGAACAGTCCCAATATCAACAATTAGCACAATTAATGGCCAATCCAATGGATGTTGCGGTAGCACAGAAAGTTGCTGCACAACCTACAACAGAATCTCCTTTAGCACCTCAAATAAATAAATCTGTTGTAGCGCCACAAGCTCAAGCACCAGTTGCAAAAAAGACCGCAGCTTCCCAGCCTGCTCGCGTGGTACCAACTGAGGTGCTCGCCAAAATCCAACCTTCTCCCGTAGAAGTTGCTAAAGCTCAAACGGCTTTTGGTCTTACGCCCACACAACGTCAAAAGGCTATCAACGATGCTCGCAAAGAGCAGGCTGCCATTAATAAAGAAGTTAAGCCTTATGTTGAACTTCTTGATAAGAAAGGCGGTCAGGGTGCCAAAGTTGCTGATTGGACACTTAACCGCATGGAGAAATTAATTGAATCGGGAAATCTTACGGGTTCTGCCATGTATAACTTTAGAAAAAAACTTGAATCATCCGGTGGTACGATCGGTGCAGGTATTGGTAGCGTAATAGGCGGTCTTGGTGGAGCATTTTTAGGTTCAACAGTTCCAGGGATAGGTACACTTGCAGGCGCAGGTGCAGGCGCTTACGGCGGTGGAAAGCTTGGTAGTGCAGTAGGTGAAGCGGTAGCCCCTAAATTTGTTGGTTCTAAAGAAGACCAAGAGTTTACTAAACTCAGCATGAACTTCTTACAGAATATGAAAGATATTTTCGGTTCGCGTGTTACGCAACAAGAGGTATCGATCTTTTTAGATTCTATTCCTACACTCGCCCAGACGGATGATGGCAAGAAAGCAGTCATTCGTGATATGAAACTTATCTCTGACGGCTGGCGTCATAAGAAGCAGATAAAAGATAGAATCGTAGCGGCTAATGGTGGCGTAATGCCAGCTAATATTGAGCAACTTGTTGAAGAAGCGAGTACGCCTTATATGGATAAGCTGGCTCAGCAATTTGCTGAAGGAACGCCCCTTAAGGCTGCGGTTGCTTAACTTCTTCTTTCTTATTAGTAATGTGCGATAAAATTAAAGAGCCGGATACAAGTAAAGAAAGTTCCGGCTCTTTGAGTAAATAGCCGAATATTCCAACACCCAATAGTGCAAGAAGATCAGACTGCTTAATAACTATCTCTTTATTTTCTTTTAAGTTCACAGGTCCCCCACTAGTTACTGATATCTCTTATCACGCTTAATGCGATCTAATATCGCCTCTGTTACATATTTCTTGAGCGATACATTCCTGAACATCGCCTCTGTTTTTACTTTGTTGTGCACCTCAAGCGTCAGATCAATATTGAGACGCTTAATAGCATTACCTTGTTTATCTGTCTTCATATTCACCTCTTTCCTACTCTAGCATATTTACTCATTTGAGTAAAGTTCTTTTCACCCTCTTCGGTTATCCAAATAAAGAGGTCCACCCTCGTCATTAGGACACATAACTAATCTCTTTTGGGGGGAATCTAACTATGACAGCAAAAATGCCTAATGATGTAGGCTATGGGTTAAACCAGGCACTTGTTAACCTGGCTACCAGACCTATCGTAAGCCGACGTAATCCTACAATTCGTGATAAGGGTGAGTTCGGCCAGATTTGGATCAACCGCTCTACCGGTATCGCGTTCTATATGACCGCCATCAACGCTAATGCTTATACCTGGTACGCAGCAGCCGCTGCCGCTGCAGCCTATACCGCAGCCGGTCAGGTTACCGCTGGTACAGGTCTTGTCGCTACAACCGGTGGTTTAACCGTTGTACTTGGTGGTGCCAATATTACGGGTAACGTGGCTATTACCGGAACCTTGGATGCCACACAAATGATCACTGGTGCCCTAGGATTCACGGCAACTGCTGGTGGCGTAACAATCACGGCAGGTGGAGAAACGATCACTGCAGGCGATCTTGATGTCATTGCAGGTAGTGTAAACGTGATATTTGGCAATATTGTTGCCACAGCTGGTAACATCACGGCAACTGCGGGAGATATTACGGCAACTGCTGGTGCTCTTGTTGCTGGTACGACGATTGATTCTACGGGCGATATCACTGCTGCGGTAGGTAATATTGTCGCTACTGCTGGAGACATTACAGCTACTGCGGGCAATATAGCGGCTACCGTAGGTACCGTCACTGGTGGAACAGGTCTTATCGCCACTGCTGGTGGTGTTACGGCTACTGCCGGCGATATTGTAGCTACCGCTGGTGATATTGTTGCTGATGCTGGCGATATCGAAGCTACTTTAGGTTCGATTACTGCAGGTACAACGGTTACCGCCACACTTGGTGATATCACTATTACTAACGGTGACCTTGTTCTTGGAACAGCTACTAACGGCATCGTGATGCCTGGCCCTGTTCGTATTATGACGGGTGCCGGTGCTCCTGCTGCTGGTCTTGCTTTGGAAATTGGAGATTTATATATCCGTACTGATGCAGGCGGCGTTGCAGAGCGTATGTATATAGCAACAGCTCTCAATACATGGACTACGGTTACCTGCGCTGCCTAGTTATTAGGTGCACATAAGAGGTTCATTACCACTCCTTCGTGAGACTCTTCTCAAGGTTAAGAAAAAACTTTGGGAAGAGTTTCGCGACTCACATGGCGGCTTATATCATGTGGCTTGAGTAGTACTTATTTTAATCTTTTTGGAAGGGGTGTTCATGGAACAACAGACAAAATTTCACTGGCAAATAACCAAAGGTGAAAAAGGTGAACGCGTCTACGAATTCGTGATTCCTGATAAGGCACCTTACGGTGAAATTCTTGATTCAGCTCTTGAAGTGATGGCAGCCGCTGAGAACCTCAGTAAACAAGTTGTCGAGAACATTAAAAAGGCCGTTGAAGAGGCCAAAAAGAAAGCTGAGACAACTCCAGTAGAAGCTGAACTTGTCTAGCTTGTATAAGGACATACATGGCTGGAAATAGTGTAAAAGCAGTTCCGGTGGCGCTTCTCAACGCCGCCGGACTTACGGGTGGATTTGATGTTATAAATGCAGCGGGTCTACCTCAATCCTGTTTTCGTATTCGCATTAGTAATCTAACGAACGTTGGTATCGGTATTAGTTTTGATGGCGTTACGCTTCACGATGGTCTCAAAGTAGGAGATGTATTGGATTTTCCTGCACAACAGAACGCTCGCGGTCCAGGATATGTTGCCAACTTTAAGAAAGGTTTAAAGATTTATGCCGTTTCCGCAGCGCCAGGTATAGGGTTTATTTACCTAGCTGGCTACTATCAATAAATAGTTTTCCTGGGGGGGAAAAATATGTCATTAGCTATAAGGCTCATGCCTGAAGAAGTTCGTTCGGCGGCATTTGGGGTAATTGGGGACGTCTACATGGGTCTGGGAACAGCTATGACACGTCCCATTCGTATGTTCTGTCTTCAGAATATGACCAATGCCAATATGATGTTTTCATTTGATGGTATCCACGATCATCTACCATTGCCCAAACTGGGCTATCTCGTTCTGGATATCACTTCTAATAAAAATTTAGCTCAAGGGTATTACCTTGCCGAGGGAACTCGTGTCTACGTTAAAAAACTCACGGTAGCCGACGTACCCACACTCGGTGGCGTCTATTTGACCACATTTTATGGCGCAGATTAACGAGGAAGGGTAACGATGTCTCAACTCGGTACGTATAACTTTTTTAATATAGAAACCCTCACCGGTGACGCTGGGGGTCCGGTCTATGCCATAGCCGGCAACGTTAATATTGTAGGCGACGGCATTATGACCGTCGTTGGTAACCCGCTTACCGCGACGCTGACAATTACCACGCCAGGCTCTGTAGCAATTTCATACACTACCGATGTGGGTGGACCAGCAGTTCCGGTAGCCCATGTTCTTGCTCTTATGGGTGGTAATAATATAACAACAACAGGTTTGGCCAATACCGTTACTTTTGATCTCACGGGTACAACTGACCATACCGTACAAGTTGGTAACGCCACGGGCAGTTTAACCTCATTGGCAGTAGGTGTTACGGGCGAAGGCCTTATGGGCAATACCGGTGCTAATCCTGGATGGACAGGTAGCCCTACCTATTCAGGTACGGTTACCGGCGGAACAGGTTTAGTTGCCACAACGGGTGATGTAACGATAACGGCAGGTAACTTAGATCTGCCTGATACCAATGCCGCTGGTACCCAAGGTATCATAGGTTTTGGTGGCAGTATGTGGATCAACAACTTAGGTACGCACAATACCTTTGTTGGTGAAGATTCCGGCAACTTAGCTCTTACCATAGCTACGACGACCGATAACACGGGAATAGGATACCACAGCCTCTTTGCATGCGATGGTTCTACCAACTGTGTTGGGCTTGGAGCCACAAGCTTGGTGGCATTGACCTCGGGGGATAATAACGTCGCGTGCGGCAGTGGAAGTTTGAGTGGTCTTACGACAGGGTCAAATTGCATAGCTCTCGGTTATAATGCGGGCTCAGCTGCTACCGTTGCCTCAAGTAGTGATATCTATATAGGCAATATCGGCGCGGCTGAATCTAATACGATTCGTATCGGTACCCAGGGTAATGGTGCTGGTCAGCAAGATAAAGCTTACATGGCGGGTATCTATGGTGTAACTCCTATCGGTACGCTTAACGTAGCTTTAATAGATAGTAATGGACAACTTGGCTCGGTAGCTTCACTTGCAGTTGGTCAAGGTGGTACGGGAACTAATACCCTTGCCGATCATGGCGTTCTTGTAGGCTCAGGTATTAATGCGATAACAGCTCTTGCAGTAGGTGCTACCGGTGAAACACTTATGGGTGTTACGGGTGCTGATCCTGGTTGGACGGGTAGTCCTTCGTTTAGCGGATCAGTGACCGCCGGAACAAACATTACCGCATCACTTGGCGATATAACACTTACCAATGGCAACTTAGTTTTTACAGCGATCAATAAGATCTATGAAGGTGGTACTACGGGAGATAAGGTCTTTTCCCATATGACAGGTACTGCAAGTTATTATGCTGGACAAGGATCAGGATGGAGTTTTGGCTCAAGCTTTTTTGTTAGCGCTACTAATACTACTGCCGTTGGTTATCATGCTTTTAGTAATAGTACAGGAGCTATTGGTGCAGGCAACACATGCGTCGGCACTGAATCCATGTACTTACCGTTTACCAACGCTTGTATAGGTAACACGGCAGTTGGTTATAGAAGCTGCGGTAATCTTTATGGTGGTGGTGGTGCCTATAACGTAGCTATTGGCTATAACGCTTTAGATACGGGCTGGTCTGATAGTTATAGCATCGGCATTGGTTACAACGCGGGCAATAACGTAGGTGCTCAAGCCTTTAGCAATATTTATCTTAACTCTGTCGGCGCTAATGAAAGTAATACCCTTCGTATCGGCAATGCTACGGGAACTGGTAACCAGGAACTTAATACTGCATATATCCAGGGTATATATAGCAAGGTTCCATCTGCCGCTACAACAAGTGTCGTTCTTATAGATTCCGTAGGTAAACTCGGCTCAACAGCACTCGCAACTAACGGCCAAGTACTCATCGGTTCCACCGGAGCTGCTCCTGTATGGGCAACACTATCTTCAACTGGATCAACAGTAGCTATTACTAACGGTGCTGGCTCTATAGATCTTGAAGTTATCACCTCAGGTATCGCCTGGTCGCGTGAAGCTGGTGCAGCGGTAGCAGCGTCCGATAACCATGGTTATGTAAACGTCAACGCTGGTCTTACCACCATTACACTTCCTGCCACCTCTGTTCTTGGTACGACGATTGAAATCCTTGGTGAGGGTGCTGGCGGTTGGACGATCGCTCAGAATGGTGGTCAGAACATACAATATGGCAATGTAAGTACAACGATAGGTGCTGGAGGAAGTCTTTCATCATCCAATCGTTATGACACGGTCACGCTCAAGTGTCGCGTAGCTAATACCACGTGGTCAGTAGTTTCAAACACTGGCGTACTTAACGTTGTCTAGGAGAGACCATGGCTTATCAAACAAGTACTAATCTTTATCAAAATACTAAATATGTTGTTGATGGAACGGGCGGTACTCCTTATACAACAATACAATCCGCTATTAACGCCGCCAATACCGCTGGTATAACAGCTAATATCTATGTTCGTCCTGGTACCTATACAGAGAACTTAACGCTCTATAACGATATTTCAATTAGTGGCGACGATAAATATACGGTAACGATCTCGGGAACTCATACGCCACCTAATGCAGGTAAGATTCTTTTTGCAAACGTAAGTCTTACGTCTGGAACTGATATCTTTAATTCAGCCGCAGCGGGTACTACCGATATCAGGCTTTTAAGATGCATTATTACGATAACTAATGGCTATATTTATAACTTGGTTAACTGGACAGGGTCGCTATTTTTAGGACTTTGTCTTGAAGGTGCCTCAACGACTAACGGTATTTTAAATAATACTGCAGCTGCTGAAGTTAGAATGCTTTATTGTACGCTTGGAAAGGGTACTGCTAAGTCCATGACGTACAATGGAAACATGTATCTTGATGGCTCTAAAATTACCTGCCCCATAGCAGCATCGGGTGCTGGGGTAAGCGCGATCTATGGCGGTTGTTTCTTTGAAGGAACTATCGCTGTCTCTGGTACGCATACCCTCGGTATGTCTACCGCATCCATAATAACGGGAGCAACTACTGCTTTAAATCTGACAACTGCTACTCCAGTAATACTTTCCAATACCTGTATTAATACAAGTAATGCTACGGCAATAGCCGGAACATCCACCGTTAGATTTGCTACGGTTACCTTTGTTAATAGCAAAGGTCTTGCTGCGGGCATTGTTGAGGATCTTACGGGTGTCACTAAGACCGGTGAAATCTATGCTGACACCATCCTTCGTATGGATATGTCGGGGTTCTATTCCTGGGCAGCAGCCGCGCCCTACTTTGATGATACGACCCTAGGAACATTCCAGCTTCTTGTTGGCGGTACGGGATATATCAGAGGCAAGGTTGTTACCTGGGTAGCTCAGAACATTGCTGGTATGACCTCGGGCGCTACCTGGTACATCTATATAGATGCTACGGGTACTATCGGTAAGACTTCTACGCGTACTGATGCACTCTTTATTGATAATATTGTTCTCTTTGAGTGTCTCTATGATGAGACGACTATCGGTGGTGTTAAGTTACAGCACACGGTACGTGAGAACCATCCCTATAACTATGAGAGTACCGTTTCTAATTATCTGCATGACACTGCTGGCATCGTCATTGAAAATGGTGGTGCTAATATCGTTGCCGGTACTTCATCTGCTAAGATTTCTATTACGGGAACCGATAACCTTAACGATCATGGCCTTGAGACCGCAGTTACTGCTGCTGCTGACTTAGCGTTCAAGAAGTTTTATACCGATGCAGCTGGTAAATGGGCACTCCAGAATGCAACTAACGTCTTTTCTGGCTATTACAATAATGCTGGTGTTCCTGCTCTTATTCCCGCTAATAAGTACGCTATATATACCCTTTATGTGAGTAAAGACACGGGTAATGCGGCAACTCCTACCTATTACGCGGTAATGGATACTGCCTATTACAACACTGCTAACGCTGCGACAACGGCTATTTCTAACGGCTTAAATGCCAAGGCAACTAATGAACTTATGGCACTTGAACTGTGCCAGCTTGGATACATTATTTGGGATCAGGCAGCCGCTGGTATCTCGAATATTATTATTTCTAAGACTACCTTACGTTCAGGTACAACAACTGGTGGCACCAACATCTCTGCACTTGTCCTGAATAATGTAACTAACTTTAACGGCATTCTCTCGGCGGCTGATACCAACGTACAAGCTGCTCTTGATACCATCGATAACTGGGGTGCTGGTACGACCGATAAATGTCTTGTTGTCGGTAACGGTGCTGGTGTAGCCCTTGGCGTACTCGCCGTAGGTGGTACAGGAACCATCCTGACCGGCGTAGCTGCTAATGACCCTACCTGGACAACGGCAACGTATCCTGCTGACGTTAATAAAGGCGATGTGCTTGTGGCAAGCGCTGATCATGTAATCGGTATTGTAGCGGGTGCTACGACTGCTGGTTATATGCTTACGGCTAACGGCGCAGCTACAGCCCCTACGTTTCAGACTCCTTCAGGAGTGATATGGGCAGTTGAAGCTGCTGATATGGGAGCTGTTGCCAATCGTGGGTATATCGCTAATAAGGCGGGCACCTTAACGTTTACGCTTCCTGCTGCTTGTGCAGTCGGTAAGACCTTTAGGTTCACCGGTATTAATACCGCTACAGGATGGAAGATAGCGCAGAACGCAGGTCAAACGATCTATTTTGGTGCTACCGCTACTACCACAGGTGCTGCTGGTTACCTACAGTCTACAGCTATTAGGGATTCAGTAGAGCTGGTCTGTGTAGTAGCTGATACCGATTTTAATGTGGTGTCATCAATTGGCAATATAACGGTTGCCTAGGAGAGTTTATGGCTACTAATAACGCGTTAAATAACACCAGCGCACCGTTCACGGTAACTGCAGGATTTGACGTAAATTCCGGTGCAAATGCTATCAATATAGGTACTGATGCTTCAGCCAAAACGATCACCATAGGTAACACCACAGGAGCTACAGCGGTTAACGTTAATACGGGGACTGGTGATATAACAATCGCTTCTGCAACCGGAACACTAGCAACGATACGTGACACTGGCGAGACCACCTGGCCATTACAAAGTGCTTTCGCTGCGCATCAATCAGCAGCGCAGGTAAGTAATGTCACCGGCGACGGTACAACTTATGTAGTTATTTGTGATAGTGAAGAACTGGATAGAAACTCAGATTACGATACGGGAACAGGTACCTTTACTGCACCGATTACAGGACTTTATAATTTTTCCGCGCAGATCACCACGGGAACCCATGATAGTACAACATCAACATGTGAACTCGTGACTACAGGTAGAACGGTATATTTTGGCCGCATACAACCTACTGTTTGTGATACTGCTTCGGGGGTTATCTCGTATGCTCTTTCAGTAAATATTTACCTTACTGCTGCTGATACCGCTTATATACAAGTAACAGAATCAAACGGTACTAAAGTTACCGATGTAAATGGTGGTGCGACGTTATATGCTACTTTTTTTGCGGGGACACTTTTGAATTAGGGGGCTGGAATGGCTACACAAAATGCTTTAAATACTACGAGTGCCCCATTCACCATAACCGCAGGTCTTACCGTCAATTCCGGGGCTTCTGCTATCAATATAGGCACTGATGCCGTTGCTAAGACGATAACTACCGGTAATGTTACCGGTGCTACAGCAGTCAATTTCAATACGGGAACTAGCGATATAACGATCGCTTCCGCAACGGGAACGTTAGCGACGATACGTGACACCGGAGAGACATCATGGCCACTACAGAGTGCGTTTGCTGCACACCTATCAGCTACTCAATCTAATGTTACGGGTGATGGTACGGTATATACCATTATCTGTGATGCGGAAGATCTCGATAGGAATTCAGATTATAACAATGGTACGGGCATATTTACTGCGCCCGTTACGGGACTTTATAACTTTTCAATACAGGTAATGAAACTGACGGGTGATGCTACGACTGCAACTTGCTCACTCGTAACCACTGGACGCTCGGTAAATTTTGGCCGTTTAAATCCGACTGTTTGCATGGCAGCCTCTGCATATCTTACGTACACCATGTCAGTGAATATTTATCTTACCGCTGCTGATACTGCGTATATGCAAATAACAGAGTTGAATGGCACTAAAATTACCGATGTCTATGGCGCAGCAAGTTATAGAACTTTTTTTACAGGGGCACTTTTAAATTAGTTATCTTCCCGGGGGGGGACCTATGAAATTTAAAGTAGATAACGAAGAAGTATTAGAACTTACTACGACTCAGAAAAAACTTCTTAAGCACTTTATTCGTGATGATGAATTTGATGCCGATATGAAACGTCGTGTCGCCTACATTATTTCTCATAAATACGAGCAGTGCTTTAAACAGTTTAAAAACAAATGGGATCCTAAGTTATTAGCCAACGGCGTAACGAGCATCCCACTCGATCCTGATGCGTATGCTGAGCTTGTCTTTGCCCAGCCGGATTATAAGTCACGTACCGAACAAGACGCTGAACAACCGGCTGAGTAAGGAGCATCATGAAACGTTATCAAAACGACCGGGGGCTCTCCGGTCTTAATACCTTAGCTTATATGGGGGTAGAGTCGAGCACACCCCCTAACCTGACGCAGGAGAAGCGTCGTCCTACAACGCATGACTATGATGAGTTTAGAATAGGTTCTATCTGGCTTGTTGCTGGTACCGAGGAAGTATGGATGCTCGTCGATAAAAGTGGCGGGGTCGCTAACTGGACCATGCTGACCTCGGGTGACTTAGCTTTTCTTACCGAC